CGAGCGCAATGATAGGTATATTGCAGAACTCGAACAAGAGGTTATCCAGTTTCTCTCAGAAGTGGATGACAAAGTTAAAAAACTCAATGAAATTAAGGTGTAAATATGGAAACTACCCAAAGGGATAACAGTGGCGTACTTTTTAAGAACGACAAGAAGGAAACAGGCAACCAGCCTGATTACAAGGGGAACATCACAGTTGATGGTCAACCTTATTGGCTCTCAGCTTGGATTAAAGAAGGAAAGACAGGCAAATTCATGGGTTTAGCAGTAAGTCCTAAAGAAGAAGCCAACACTTCCTCACCAAAGAAGAAGTCTTCCATTGAAGACATGGATGAAGATTTACCTTTTAATTAGAACGGGTCTATAATGGTTGTATTGCCAGCACAGGAGTACAACATGATTCGTTCTAAAGAGTGTTTTAAGTGCAAGACCATCATGCCGTTAAGCGAGTTCTATAAGCACAGCGCAATGGGTGATGGTCACCTCAACAAATGCAAGGAATGTGCAAAAACAGATGTTAAAAAACATCGAGAAGACAACATTGAAAAAGTCAGAGCCTATGACAGGGAAAGAGGAAAAAGACCCGAAAGAATGGCTGCTCAGGTTTCAATTACTCGCTTATGGAGAGCCGAAGATAAAAGACGAGCTAAAGCTCACAATGCAGTTTTTCAAGCAATTAAAAAAGGAAAACTTGTTCGCCAGTCTTGTGAGAAGTGTGAAGCTAAAAAAACAGAAGCACACCATGAAGATTACGACAAGCCTTTGGAAGTGATGTGGCTTTGTACCCCATGCCATAAACAAAGGCACAAAGAATTAAAAATTGAGTTTTGATGTAACACAACGGGGAAAGCGCAAGTGAGTACCCACTAACTTTTAATTGATAGGAGTGAATAATGACAAAATTAGACGACATACATTTTGGTGGTGAAGTGAAACGATTCTTTGATTTACCAATATTTAATCGGGTCAGATGTTCCGACCCAGTTACTAGCTATGAAGCTGCTGATGCTGCCAAAGACTTGGCCTCAAAGCACTTCAGCACCATTGTGGACTGTTTAAAGGCTTATGGCTCGCTTGGAAAAGATGGGATAGCCAGACATAGCGGGTTAGAGGGAAATCAGGTTGCAAGGCGTTTAAACGAGTTGCAGAAGATGAACCTGATTGAATTGACAGGCAGAACAGTTAAGTCTTCAGCAGGGCGTAATGAACGTGAGTGGAGGGCAGTCTAATGTGGGATGTACTCGTAACTTTTATGTTAATGGCTTTTGGCGGTTTTGCAGTGATTGCCTTTGGGGTCATCCTTGTTTGGGTACTTTATTTCCTACAAAACGAAGTTGATAATGAATGATTGACCGACTTATTATCGGTATAGTTATGGGGGTGTCAGGATGGACTAATCTCTTTCCTGATACACCTAAACCTCTGACTTCTCCACAATTACAGGCAAAAGCAAAAGATAAATCTGTGAGTGAAGTGTGTGAAAAGCCTAAGAAGCAAAGTAAAACAATAAAGCAATTATGTAAACGATGGGGTAAAGATGATTAAAAAGAACGTATTTGATTGGCGAGGAGAACCTAGTGTTTGGACAACAGACAAAAAACTAAAGAGTTACGCACTGTTAGTAGGACAAAATTATGCTAGGCAAACGCCAGCCAAAATAGGTCTTGAAGCTAAAGGGCAGGTCAATGTCTATTCAAAGGCTAAAATTGGTAAATGATTCGCAAGATAAGAACCTTCTACGGCAGACGTAATGGTCAACGTGGCAATAAAGTAACCACTGTAGACCGAGGTGAAGCATGGCTATGTGAGAAGTGCGGGGAGGTGATCTTTTTTGAACACCTTGTCCCCAAACACTTCTGTAAGACTCAAATCAAGCCTGTAGTCCATTCAGATACTGGGTCTTCCCTGCCACCTTAACAGCAGTCAATTCCTGCTTCTTAAGATTATTAGGGTCATAAGACACATGAACCCAACCAGAGTCGGGTATACCCTGTGTGTAGAATTCAAGGATTAGTTGTGTATAGTCCAAATTATCCATAATCCATTGGGCTAAATCAGCATTGGCAATGCCAGCAATCTCAATATCGGCTGCTTGGCCTTTGACATGGTCTGAGGTCTTTGATCCTCCAGTAGCTTGGTTTGTCTCAGAACTGCGAAACCCAGAATTCACAGTAACAGACTTGCCAAAATGCTCACGAACAGGCTGAAGCACCTTTTCACACAAAGTCTTCAGATTGTCAATGGCCTCATCATCAGGTGTGTTATCAATCCCAAGGCGGGTAGCAGTGTCAGATTTCGTTAGTTCTTTCAAAGAAAAATTGGCTGATAAGTTCATTTCTTTAACCTTTCGTTGTAAAAATTGATGGATTATTGCTAGAGACTGTCATAAATCAAAGATACTATTTTACTTGGCGATCATGCCATAACAAGGGGAACATTATGTACAAGATTGAGATTGACATTGCAGATTGGGATTTTGGTTCAGACAAGGTGACTGTTGAGACAATGGAGTTTGACAAGATTGCAATCATTCAGGAATTCATCGAATTCCAAAAAAACCATGACTGGTGCGTTGACTATGACGTTACCGAAGACTACGAATATCAGTGCGATGAAGAAACTGACGAAGAAGACGAAACCGACGAAGACGCAGAATCCGACGAATACGAAATCGGAGAGATCGTAGAAGACGAAGATGGCTTAGTCTGGGAACGTGTGGCATAATTTAAGTGCAGTTGACCTTGACAGGGGGGGTCTTAGGACTCCCCTTTTTTTATTCAATATCGTGCTCTGCTTCAATGTCTCTAGCCAACTTACGCCAGTCCAAGCTACGTCTATACAAGGTATAGATACGTTCCTCAGTTAAGGGTTCAGAACGTCTGTTAAGCCTGACATTTGCTTGCGCCAAAGCAAGCTGAGTTTCATGCAAAATGTGATGTAGTTCTTTTATTTCAGATCTGAGATAAGCTACAAGGTCATACGTCATAAACCTTGCCCCTAAACTCAATTTGTCCCTCATCCCACTTATGCACTAACTCAGGCCAAAGCAATTTCCCATTATGAAATGTCAGTACAGCAAACCCTGACCTCCAATTGACAGGCGAATCTTCTAGATAGTTGACAAATTGAGGGCCATCAGTCTCTGCCAATGTGCCTGTATCGACCCCAAACCTGTTGCCGTTGTAGTCAGCATAAGGAGTGACTTTGAGGCTGTGTAGATGCCCTGTAACTATGCTTACACCAGCATTGACTGTATTGTTGTGTGTGGCGTGAATGCCACCTTTCCAGCGATGTTTAACAGCTACTTCCTCGGTAGGCCAACAACTCCAGCATGGATGCCAAGCAGGGAAATGGTCTTTCAGAGAAAAGCCTTTGACTTGCTCATATTGAGGGGCATTGGCAGCTAGGCGGTTCTCAAACCTTGCGTCATGGTTACCAAGTGTCCACACTAGGTTTACATTGTGTCTTGCTTTCTTGGCGGCTTCTTCAATCTCACCCATTGCCAATTCACAGGCTTTTAACTCTTGGATCACCGATGGCGTTGAATCCCATCCAATACGAGGAAAGCGAGAGATACTAGCGCCATCAAATATATCTCCATTGGCAATAACAGCCTTTGGCTGAAATTCTTTAATTGCCCAAAGAAGTCCCTTATACGCTGTTGTGTGGATGCTAGGCCAGAAGTGAGCATCACTAAAAACAATAACAACGCCATTCTCTATCCCAAGTTCTTTTCTTGCTGGATTTTCGGGTTTGCTTAAAGTAACAGGTAAAAGTTTTGGGCTAAGAGATTGTCCAAATTTAACTTCTAAATGACGTCTACGTTTTTGGATTGAACGTAAATCCATGTCCATAATTTTTGCAATTACAGATGCAGATTGATGTGTTGCCCATAACTCAAGAAACTCTTTGTCTGATAGTTTTGTCATGACAACTCCAGTGAAGTTGCCCTAAAGTAAACTAAATCAATGACAACAACATGAATCTTAAGGTAATTTATTCAATGTTTGATAAACAGCGTTGTAAGCATCAATACAAGCATTCAGTTGCCTGATGGCTTTGTCTCCATCGTCTGTGATGGCGACAAGAGATTTAGCAGTCTCTCCGTCAAGTTCGGCACTTGTTTGAACGCTATCTCTGGACTCAGCGGGGGAATCATTGGAGGCTTGTACGGGGCAGACGGGGGCTTTGACAGGGAGCCGCAGCTTGAGAGCGCCAGAGTCAATATCAGAATTGCGCTTTTGTTGAGCAAGTTTTGCATCTTGATTTGCCTTTTGAAGTTTGGTGGATTGGGTCTGAACAGCAGTTATCAGGGCTTGTTCCTTAACCCTAGCCTCAGCATTTAGTGCAGCAATTTCAAGTTGTTGACGAGTAAGTTCATCATCTGACCCCTTGTAGTAACCGCTACCAAAAGCGCCCAAAACAGCCATCAGGATGCCCAACAGCACCCAAGGATTAAATAAACTCATGGCTTTGGTGGCTCATCGTTGTCAATGGCTTCTGCCTTGGCACTGGCATTGGCTATTGCCTTAACACCAGACCTACCAGCTACACCACCTAAAACACCAGTAATGAACACCATGATGGTGCTGATTTGTTGGGTGTACACCTTGTCAATAGCCGCCAT